AAGGTCCGTAAGATCATTGGTAAGAAAAAGGATGCAAAAGAGTTCAAGCAGTTCCAGGACAAGTTCGTAGAGGGTGCTTCTCGCTACCTGTCTCCAAACATTGCAGAAGAACTATGGCACGACTTTGAGGCTCACGCAGGGTACTCATTCAATAAGTCACACGCTGTAGCATACTCAACAGTCTCGTACTGGACTGCTTGGCTCAAGTACTACTATCCTATTGAGTTCATGTATTCATTGCTCAAGAACGAGAGTGACAAGGATGCTCGTACAGAGTACCTAATCGAAGCAAAGCGAATGGGTATCCCTGTAAAGCTTCCACACATTAATGATTCTGATATTGACTTCACCATTGAGGGCAAGGGTATTCGATTCGGACTAAGTGCTATTAAGTTTATTAGTGATAATATTGCTGAGAAGTACATGGCTGGTCGTCCTTTCAACTCATACAAGGAGCTAGAGGAGTTTACATTCACCAAGGGTAACGGAGTCAACTCACGTGCTCTACAGGCTCTACGAGTCATTGGTGCTGCAACATTCCCAGACAATCCTCGTAATGATGAAGAGGTTAAGGAGAACTTGTATGAGTATCTAAACCTACCTGAATTCAATATCCAGATTCCCCAGCACTACCACGCCTTTATCAATGATGTTGAGGAGTATGAGGAAAAGGGGTCCTTCATCCTCATGGGGATGGTAAAGGCTATCAAGCGAGGTAAAGGATGGTCACGTGTTGAAATCCTAGACCGAACTGGTAGTGTTGGTATTTTTGATGAAGAGCAAACAACGATTGAGACTGGTAAGACATACATTCTTCTTGCTAGCGACAACCGTATTGTCATGGCTCTACCTGCAGACGAGATTCGTAACAGCGACTCTGCATTAATTAAACTGCTAAACTATCGTATGCTACCTTACAAGGAAGAGGAACTCTATGTGGTCTCATTTAAGCCACGAGTTACTAAGGCTGGTAAGAAGATGGCTTCACTGGTTCTAGCAGACGCTGCGAGAGACCTGCACAGCGTTACGGTATTCCCTACGGCTTTCTCCAAGGCTTACATGAAGATTGACGAGGGTAAGGTCTACAAATTCGACCTTGGCAAAACCAAGGACGGCACAGTAATTATGGAAGAGGTATACAATGTCTAATTTAACATTTGACGATATTGCAACAGAGTTGCATGAACTAGCAGTAGAAAAAGGATTCTGGGATGTAGTCCAGGATGCCACACAGGAACAGACGGACATCTTTATGACCAAGCAGCTTATGATGATTGTATCAGAGGCTACAGAGGTCATGGAGGCTATCCGTAAGTCTCACGGACCAGAGGCGGTAGCAGACGAGATGGCAGATATTCTTATCCGTACATTCGATCTCTACGCAGGTCTAGTAGAACACGGATACACATCAGTATCCCTTGACTACGCATTTGAAAACAAGACTAGCGTAAATAAGCTACGAGCACAGAAGCATGGAGTGAAGTTCTAATGAATGTAATAGTATATACAAAGCCAAACTGCGTACAGTGTGACGCTACCAAGCGTACACTAGATAAGATTGGTGTAGCATATGACACTATTGATGCTACAACAGATGAAGCTGTTTATGACATGCTAATTGAAAAGGGCTTCCGTGCCATGCCTGTAGTCAATGCAGGTGACGACTGGTGGTCTGGATTCAATCCTGAAAAGATCAATGGGTTGGTGGGTTAATGACTACCATGGAAGAGGCTCTAGCAGCCTTAGACCCAAAGATCCGAAAGCGTCTATCTAATGGCGTAGGATTTACCACAACATTTCAAAAGACACCTAGTCATGGACTTAACCGTGCTCTAAATGGTGGACTTCCATATGGTCGCCAAGTATTGATTTGGGGAAGCAAGTCTTCCGCCAAGTCATCCTTGTGCCTACAGATGATTGCTCTAGCCCAGGAAGAAGGAAAGCTTTGTGCATGGATTGATGCTGAGATGTCCTACTCTGAGGAATGGGCTAAGTCTCTTGGCGTAGACACAGACAATTTGATTGTCTCACAGGCTCGTACCATCAATGAGATGGTGGACGTAGGTACAGCCCTAATGAACGCAGGTGTAGACCTGATTGTAATTGACTCCATCACGTCATTACTACCAGCAATCTATTTTGAAAAGGGCACTGATGAACTCAAAGAGTTGGAAAACACAAAGCAAATTGGAGCTGAGTCTAGAGACTTTAGCAACGCATGGAAGATGCTCAACTATGCCAATAACAAAGTCAAGCCTACTCTACTTGTCCTCATTAGTCAGTCTCGTAATAACATTAGTGCTATGTATACATCTCAACAGCCTTCGGGTGGTCAAGCCACTAAGTTCTACTCTTCGACTGTTATCAAGCTCTTCAGCTCTGAGTCGGACAACCAGGCTATTAAGGGCAAGATTGCTGTGGGAGATAAACTCATTGAAGAGAAAGTTGGCAGAAAAGTAAGATGGGAAGTTCAATTCTCTAAGACTTCTCCAGCTTTCCAATCTGGTGAGTATGACTTCTACTTTCGTGGAGACGTTGGTATCGACTCTGTAGGAGACCTTGTGGACACAGCAGAGATGATGGGTGTCATTGAGCGTACAGGAGCCTGGTACATCCTTCCTGACGGTAGTGGCGACAAGCTGCAAGGTAGAGACAAATTCGTAGCAAGAGTACGAGAAGACCTGGATCTACAGGATCAGATTAAGGCTATGGTCAATGGCGAAGTATAACGTATACCAAGGTAAGTTCGTTTGTCACGTGTGTAAGGCGGAGGTTAAATCCCTCCGCTCTTACCCTGACCTAAAAAAGCTAACATGGATGTGTCCAGAAAAACATGTCAGTGAAGTAGACCTAGATACTAGAAAGAAGAAGAATGAGCGAGAAGAGCGAGAGTAAGCGTATTGGTGCTAAACAGCACAAGAACTCTGGTCGTGGAACTCACAAGGGAGATGCATCCTGGGAAAACTTCACGGTAGACTTCAAAGAAGTTGGCAAAAGCTTTACCCTTAATAAAGACGTATGGGCTAAAGCTACTACAGATGCTATTCGTAATGGTAATGACCCTGCTATCGTAGTTGTCATTGGTGAGTCAGGAATCAAAACAAGACTAGCAGTCATTGAAATGTCTGTGCTAGAACAGTTGATTGATGGCGTTGAATAGTGTATAATAGAAGTACAATATTTAAGGATTTAAATTGGAAACAGAAACTAAAACTACAATTGAGATGGTCAACGGTCTAGCAGAGATCGCTGACTACATGCAAGACGAGGAGCTGGAGACAGCCCTTACTTTTATTGCCAAGCTAATTATCAAGCCTGACATTCCCTTAAATGTTGCAACGGTAGAGATCGTTCGTTTGCAAGCAATTGCTGCAAAGATGTCTTTCAAAGCCACATGGCTAACTAACGTAGAAAAAGGAGATAGAGCGAAGAAGAATATTTATTACACTGCTGCTGAGTCAATCAACAACTTAGTATCAGCTCTTAAATATATCACTCGCTAAGTATCATTATGGCTAAGAACCTATTGCAACAAGTAATGCTTAAGAAGGTGGATGAAAATCCAAATACAAAGCCTTCATTCCTTGACAGGGAGGCATTGATTGAAAAAATTAATTCGGGGTACACTGTAAATCGTGTAACAAAATTTACTACAAAGAAAACCTTTGCACCTAGTACGATTGCATTCTCTCATGGAGAGTGTCCTCGCTACTGGTACTTAGCTTTCTCTGGTGCTGACTTCACAGATAATGCAGATGCCTATGGTGCTGCAAATATGACATCTGGAACAAAGTCTCACGAACGTATTCAGGAAGCTATGGGCAATGTTCCAGGGTTCCTAATCGATTCTGAGTTCAAGGTAACTTATAACGATCCACCAATCTTTGGATTTGGTGACGTTATGCTTAATTGGGAAGAGAAGGAACTTCTTGGAGAAATTAAGACAATGCCAAATGAGGCATTTGAGTATCGTAAAACTGCAGGTAAGCCAAAACTAGGACACCTAGTTCAGCTACTTATCTACATGAAGATTCTCAACAAAAACAAATCTGTACTTATTTATGAAAACAAGAATAATCACGAACTGCTGATTTTTCCAATTGAGCTAAATGAGTACATGTATCAGTGGGTAGAGAACACATTCGAATGGATGCGAAATGTTCGTAAGGCATGGGAAGATAAAACTCTTCCTACCAAGAACTATCGTAGCAATTCTAAAATTTGCAAGACTTGTCCGATTAGGGAAGCTTGCGATAATGCTGGGCTTGGAGAGATTAAACTAAATTCTCTGGAGCCATTAGATGATAAACAAGCATTGTGAATGGTGTGACCATTCTTTTAGCACAAAAATAAGCTATCAAATATATTGTTCAGCCGAATGTAGGGAGGCTGCCACAAAAGAAAAGATTATGCAAAACTATTTCTTAAGACAGGTTAAAAAGCGTTTTGAGAAAAAGAGACATTGTAAGTCTTGTGGCAGTCTCCTTTCTGCATACAATGAAAGTCAAATATGTTTTGGCTGTATAGAAAATCCTAGCGATGTCTCAAAGGCATTGAAAGAAATGAAGGGACTAATGAATGAAGATAAGTAATCTTGTTGACATTCCAAAAACAATAATGTCTATTGATGCTAGTACTAATAGCCTAGCCTTCGCAATCTTCTCTGACGGAAAGCTAGAAAAGTTTGGAAAGATTAATTTTATTGGCTATGTCACTTATGATAAAGTGGTTGATGCAGGGGCAAAGATCAAAGCCTTCTTTGACCACTATGCCACCAGCATCGATGCAATCGTCATAGAGCACACAGTATTCATGAATAGCCCTAAGACTGCTGCAGACCTTGCATTAGTCCAGGGAGCCATTCTAGGGGCTGCTGGGGTACGTAGAATCCGTTCTGTAGCACCAATCACCTGGCAGAACTTCATTGGCAATAAGAAGCCTAGCAAGGAAGAGATTGCCAAGATGAAGCTAAATAATCCAGGTAAATCCGATTCCTGGATTAAGACACAGACTAGAGAGCAACGCAAGCAAAAGACAATTCACTTTATCGACGTTCAGTATGATAAGGTAGTTAAGGATAATGACGTAGCAGATGCAATCGGTATTGGTCACTACGCAATCAATAACTGGGAAAGGTTGACAAAATGAGCTTAAAGCTGTATACTAGTGAGATGTGGTTACGCAAAAGGTATCACATCGACAAGAAAACTCCTGAGCAAATCGCTAAGGAGTGCGGTACTAGTGTAGAAACTATCTACGTGTACTTAGCAAAATTTGGATTAAGGAAGTCAAGAAGATAATGGCTAGACGCAAAGTAACCCCAGTAGAATCAGTACCAACTAAATTTTCTCGTGTATACGAAATGCCATATGGCAACTTCACTATTGAAAAGGGAGACCTTATTAAGGTTCAGGGAGAATATGGTACACGTTTTAAGTTCCTAAGTATTACAACAAATACAGAGACAGGTGCCTTTTGGGTAGACTGTATCGAAACATATCGTGGTCAGTCTGGTCCAATGAGGGCATTCGTGATCGATCGTGTACGACGTATTCCAAAGAAACGTCCTAGAAAGGCAAAGGTAAAGACCAATGACTAATTTTGAAGACCTAACAGTAGAACACCTTGACGAGATGAACAAGGTTGTAGAGAAATATCTACAGGGTGAAGACCCAACACAGATTTCTAAGGTGCTTGCACTACCTCGTCAAAAGGTTGTATCACACCTTAACCAATGGAAGGCTATGGCTGCAGACAATGCTGCTATTCGTGCTCGTGCTAAGGAAGCCCTGGTAGCTGCTGACACCCACTATAATAAACTAATTAGTAAAGCATATGAGGTAATGGATGAGGCAACTACTGTAGCCAATCTTGCTGCCAAGAACGGTGCTATCAAGCTAGTACTTGACATTGAGTCTAAGCGTATTGACATGCTCCAGAAAGCAGGTCTGCTTGAGAACAAGGAACTAGCAGAAGAGATGATTGAGATTGAGCGTAAGCAGGATATCCTTAAGGGCATCCTACAGGACATTGCATCAGAATACCCAGAGGTTCGTGACAAGATTATGAGACGACTATCTGACATTGCTAAGAACCAGGAGACGATTACCATTGTCAATGTTCAATGATTTTTTCGAAGTACTTAAGAGTAGCCACTTTGACGAGATTCCAGTAGATGTAAAGACTTTTGTTGAGGGTGAAGATTACCTCGCACAGCCCATGCTATCTGAGATTCAGTATGACCTTGTAGAGTCAATGAGCCAGATCTACCGCATAGAAGAACTTATTGAAATCATGGGTGAAGAAGCTGGTCGTAGACACTACAAGAAGTACACTAAGAATGAAATCATTATGCAACTTGGCAAGGGTAGTGGTAAGGACTTTACATCAACAGTTGGATGTGCCTACCTAGTATATAAACTACTCTGTCTAAAAGATCCAGCTCGTTACTTTGGTAAGCCAGCAGGTGACGCTATCGATATTATTAACGTAGCTATTAACGCTCAACAGGCTAAGAACGTGTTCTTCAAAGGTTTCAAGACAAAGATCGAACGCTCACCTTGGTTTGCTGGCAAGTATGATCCAAAGGCAGAACAGATTAACTTTGATAAGTCTATTACTGTTTACTCTGGTCACTCTGAGCGTGAGTCTCACGAGGGTCTTAACCTTATCCTAGCCATCCTTGACGAGATCTCTGGTTTCGCACAGGAGATTGGAACTGGTAATGACCAGGGTAAGACTGCAGACAACATCTACAAAGCTTTCCGTGCTTCCGTAGACTCTCGTTTCCCAGACTTAGGAAAGGTAGCACTACTATCATTCCCTCGTTATCCTGGAGACTTTATTTCTGCAAAATACGATGCTGTAATTGCAGACAAGGAAGTTATCACAAAGCATCACAAGTTTATTATGAATGATGAACTGCCAGAAGATGCAGAAGGAAACTCACTAGAGATTGAATGGGAAGAAGACACAATTCTCTCATACAAGATTCCTGGTGTATTTGCGATGAAAAGACCAACCTGGGTGGTTAACCCTACTCGTAAGATTGACGACTTCAAGGTATCATTCTTTACAGACATGGGCGATGCTATGCAACGTTTTGCATGTGTCCCTACATTTGCATCAGACGCATTCTTTAAGGACCGTGACAAGGTTCGTAGTGCAATGACTATTCGTAATCCACTAGACTCTGTAAGACGATTTGACGAGACATTCAAGCCAGACCCAGATAAGAAGTACTTTGTTCACGCTGACCTTGCACAGAAGCATGACAAGTGTGCTGTTGCCATTGCTCACGTAGAAAAGTGGGTATCAATCCAGGTAATGAAAGACTATGAGCAGATCGTACCTATCGTAGTAGTAGATGCTGTAGCATGGTGGGAGCCACGCAAGGAAGGTCCTGTGAACCTATCTGAGGTTAAGCAATGGATTCAGAACCTACGCAGACTTGGCTTTGATATTGGAATGGTAAGCTTTGACCGTTGGAACTCATTCGATATCCAGAACGAGCTAAAGGCTGTTGGCATTAGAACTGATACAGTTTCTGTTGCTAAAAAGCACTACGAAGATATGGCTATGCTTGTATACGAAGACCGTCTTGTAATGCCGAATATCGAACTTTTGTTCGAAGAGCTTACAGAACTAAAGATTGTAAAGCAGAACCGTGTAGACCACCCTCGCAAGTCATCTAAGGACCTTGCGGATGCTGTCTGTGGTGCTGTATTCGGTGCTATCTCACACACACCTCGTGACAGAAACACTACAGTTGAAATCCATGAGTTCCGTGATCGCAAGCCATCACAAAACTATGAGCAAGATAATCCTCGCAATGTTATTCATGCACCAAAGTCTGAAATTGATGGCTATTTGCGTCAGTTCAACATTGACTTGGTTTAAACATTGTGGTAAAATAGATATCTAACCCAAATTTTTAGTGAGGAGTACAAGTGTCTTTTGATATTGTGTACTTCTCTAATTATTCTGGTAACACAAAACGCTTTGTAGAAAAGCTGACGACTAATCCTAGGAGAATACCAATTGACTATAGTGCTGATACTGACACCATTGGTGTTTGTGTTCCTTATATTCTTGTTGTTCCGACTTACGGAGGCGGTAATGAAAAGTCAGCAATCCCAAGGCAAGTCAGAGCATTCCTCAATGTACCAGAAAACAGAGAACTCCTTAGAGGAGTAATTGGGACAGGCAACACTAACTTCGGAGAACACTACTGTAAGGCAGCAGATCTTATTTCTGCCAAGACAGGAGTTCCCATCGTAGCCAGGGTAGAAATTCTGGGTACACCAGAAGACGTAGAACTAATAACAGAAAGGCTGGAGATGTTAAATGACACCACAGTATAGCTATCATGAGCTAAATGCAATGTTGAATCTGTATGACCAGAATGGCAAGATTCAATTCGATAAGGATAAGGAAGCAGCACGTGCTTACTTCCTTGACCACGTAAACCTTAATACGGTATTCTTCCACAGTTTGGAGGAGAAGCTTGACTATCTAGTTGAACATGAATACTACGAAAAGGAAATCCTTGACCAGTATAACTTTGAGTTCATCAAGGAAATGTTCAAGCGAGCATACGGATACAAGTTCCGTTTTCCAACATTTGTTGGTGCTTACAAGTTCTACACAGGGTATGCCCTCAAGACATTTGATGGAGAACGTTACCTAGAACGCTTTGAAGACCGTGTGGTAATGAATGCATTGATGCTTGCTCGTGGAGATCGTGCTTTGGTTGCCAGCCTGATCGATGAAATCATTTCTGGTCGTTTCCAGCCAGCTACGCCCACATTCCTAAATGCAGGTAAGAAGCAACGTGGAGAATATGTCTCTTGTTTCTTGCTCCGCATTGAGGACAACATGGAGTCTATCGCTCGTGCAGTAAACTCTTCGCTACAGCTATCTAAGCGTGGCGGTGGTGTCGCACTTAACCTTACAAACCTTCGTGAGCTTGGTGCTCCTATCAAGAAGATTGAAAACCAGTCTTCAGGTGTTATCCCAGTTATGAAGATGCTTGAGGATGCATTCTCCTACGCTAACCAACTTGGTGCACGTCAGGGTGCAGGTGCAGTTTACCTAAACGCTCACCACCCAGACATCATGCGATTCCTTGACACTAAGCGAGAGAACGCTGATGAAAAGATGCGTATCAAGACTTTGTCAATTGGTGTTGTAGTTCCTAACATCACTCTTGAGCTTGCTAAAAATGGTGACGACATGTATTTGTTCTCACCTTACGATGTTAAGCGTGTGTACGACAAGGACATGAGCGATATTTCTATTACAGAGATGTATCAGGAACTTGTGGACAATCCAGAGATTCGCAAGACCAAGATCAAGGCTCGTACCTTGTTCGAACGTATTGCTGAACTTCAGTTTGAGTCAGGGTATCCATACATCATGTATGAAGATACTGTTAATGATGCAAACCCAATCGCTGGTCGTATCAATATGTCAAACCTATGTTCAGAAATCCTACAGGTAAATACACCAAGCATTTACAATGCTGACCTTAGCTATGCTGAGATTGGCAAGGACATTTCATGTAACCTGGGTTCGCTAAACATTGCAAACGTAATGCAGTCAGCAGATTTTGGTAAGAGCATTGAGACAGCAGTACGTGCTTTGACAGCAGTATCAGACCTGAGTAACATCGAATCAGTACCATCAATTGCTGACGGCAATGACAAGTCACACGCTATTGGTCTTGGTCAGATGAACCTGCATGGTTACTTCGGCAAGGAAGAAATGCATTATGGCGATGAAGAGTCTATTGACTTTACTAACATTTACTTCTATACTGTTCTATATCACGCACTACGTGCTTCTAACAAGATCGCTATTGAACGTGCAGAAACGTTCGATGCTTTCTGGGAATCAAAGTATGCTGATGGAACATTCTTCACTAAATACATTGGTAGAGAGTGGAAGCCAGAGACTGCCAAGGTTGCTAAGATTTTTGCAGATGTAGGAATTGCAATCCCAACACAGGACGACTGGAAAGACTTGGCACAGAGTGTAATGCGTTTTGGTATCTACAACCAGAACCTTCAGGCTGTTCCACCAACTGGTTCGATTAGTTACATCAACAACTCAACCAGTTCGATTCACCCAATCGCATCACAGATTGAAATTCGCAAGGAAGGTAAGATGGGTCGTGTTTATTATCCAGCACCATTCCTTAACAACGACAATCGCCAGTACTTCCAGGATGCCTACGAGATTGGTCCAGAAAAGATTATCGATGTCTATGCTGCTGCAACCCAGCACGTAGACCAAGGACTCTCTCTGACACTATTCTTCAAGGATACTGCAACTACTCGTGATGTAAACAAAGCACAAATCTATGCATGGAAGAAAGGCATCAAGACAATCTACTACATTCGTATTCGCCAGATGGCTCTAGAAGGCACTGACGTTTCAGAGTGTGTAAGTTGCATGTTGTAGGAGGAGAGAAAATGAGATCAATAACAAGACCAGTTAACTGGAACAAACTAGAAGACCCAATCGATTTGGAAGTATGGAATAGGCTCACAGCCAACTTCTGGCTTCCAGAGAAGGTCCCACTTGCCAATGACGTACAGTCTTGGTCAACATTGCGAGATGAAGAGAAGCTTCTCACAATGCGTGTATTCACAGGTCTAACCATGTTGGATACAATCCAGGGTACAGTAGGAGCAGTCAGCCTAATCCCTGATGCAAGAACAATGCATGAAGAAGCAGTAATGACAAACATCTCATTCATGGAGTCAGTACACGCTAAGTCATACTCAAGTGTATTTTCTACACTATGTTCTTCACAGGAGATTGAGGATGCTTTCCGTTGGAGCGAGGATAATCCTTATCTCCAGAAGAAGGCAGAGATTGTTCTAAAGTACTACCATGGAGACGACCCACTAAAGCGTAAGATTGCTTCTACATTGCTAGAGTCATTCTTATTCTACAGTGGATTCTATCTACCAATGTATTGGTCAAGCCGTGCAAAGCTTACAAACACTGCTGACCTTATCAGACTTATCATTCGTGACGAGGCTGTTCATGGTTACTACATTGGTTACAAATTCCAGTTGGCATACAACGAGGAACTTACAAGTCGCCAGGAAGAATTAAAGGCATATACCTATGAACTAATGATGGACTTGTATGAGAATGAAATTCGTTATACAGCAGATCTGTATGATAGCGTAGGCTTAACGGAAGACGTTAAGAAGTTCCTACACTACAATGCAAACAAGGCTCTAATGAATCTAGGGTTTGATCCACTGTTCCCCAAAGACCAGTGTGATGTAAATCCAGCAATTTTGTCAGCCCTGTCTCCAAATGCTGATGAAAACCACGACTTCTTCAGTGGCTCTGGATCGTCCTACGTTATGGGTAAGCACGAAGCCACCACAGATGACGACTGGGACTTCTAACTAAATAATAAGGATTGGGCTGCTTCGGCAGCCCTTTTCTTTTTTATACTCATGGTATAATAGTTTTGTTAGTGATCCGCACTAACTATAGGAGACAGGAAATTAGACGATTAGCATACTCACTCATGGTTGCAGCAATAGTCTTGTTTATGGTATTTTGGGCTTCTCCTGCTCACGCACAGACTAGAGCAGAGTATGACCAACTTATATCGGAAACACAGGCTAAGATTTCTGCTGCTCAGATTGCCCTAGAACAGGCACAACAGGCACAACAAGAGGCGGTACAAAGAGGTCAGTCTCTACAAACACAAATAGATTTAGCTAGACAAGAACTACAAACAGCACAAACAAACTACGAACAAACCCTTATTCTTGATCCATCATGGGTCAGACCAACAAAAGACATTCAGGTTTCAGAACAAGTACCACACACAATTCAGGTGGCACACACAGAAACAATAAGAGAAGTAACGCAAGTACCTAGGACAGTTACTACGTTAGTTCCTGGTGGACTTACAGCAAAGTCATATAATATGCGTGGCTATAATAATGCACCACCACTGCCTACAGAAGACAAACTAGTTAAAACAGAAACAGTTTCTAATATCAACTTTCAATGGGGTTCAGGACAGATACTTAATTCAGGATTATACGAAGATGTGATTGTTAATTTTAGTGGAAATATACAGATACCAAGTACAGGAACATACGGATTCTATGCACCAGGCGACGATGGAATAAAACTAATTATTGATAACAATATTATTATTAATGACTGGTACGACAAAGGCGGAGGTGGCTCAACTACATCCCTTTACTTGACAGAAGGCAGCCACACGATAACGCTATGGTTCTATGAGAACGGTGGTGGGGCAAACGTATGGCTATACTGGGCAAAGCCAGGGTATGGTTATGAGATTGTTCCATCATCACAATTTGGAACACAGACAGTAACAGAGACAGTATATGATGAAGTTGTAACCTATACCGATGTAACCACATATACAGAAGAGATCGTTTATGAAACTATTTGGCATACAGAGACCGTTCTTGACATGGATGCCGTACAACCAGAGATTCAGGATCCAGAACTACTTGCAATTGTAAATGAAAAACAAACCAATTTAGATAGTGCTACTGACGCTCAAATTGAAAACTCAGGTATAATAGAAGTAACGTCACAAAACGTATTAACTAAACAACAGGAGTTAGATGTCGCTCAACAAGAACTGGAAGCCATTCCACCATTCAGAGAGTTACCACCTACACCTTCGCCGTCCACGGAACCTACTGAAGAGCCAGAAGAAGTACAGCCCCAGCCGATTCCTGAACAAGAGCAAACAGTCGATCCAGTACAACCTGAACAACAACCTCAAGTATCAGTAGAAGAACAGGCTCAAGAACAGCTTTCTGAAAGAGCTGCAGAAAACGACACTGGTGTACTACCATACACAGTTGCAGATGCGGTCACAGAAATACAGGCAGAGCAAGTGTTAGAGGCTATAGCAGACCCTACAGCCCTTATTGGAGGCATTTCTGAGGGTATTGCAGAGACAGCAGCATTCGTAGGAGAGCTACTTACAGAGCCAGGAAAGGCAGTAGCAGAAGTATTTAAAAACGTGTCTCAAGCAGGTCTAGACATGAGTGAAGATCAGCGTGAGAAAGCACAAGAAGTCATCGTGCCTGTGGTCATCGTATCACAAATTGCAAGCATGATGGTAGGGAGGATAAAGTGAAACTAATTAAATCAATATTCAAATGGATTAAAGAAGTATTAAAAGAGAGTATCAACCAAGTATTCACCCTACTGGGGTTTTTCATCGCATGGCTAACTCTTACAGGGTCTGCTAGAGATATTGTGGGTATAGCAATCGTTTGGTCAACAATTATTTGGCTAATCACAATTAATTTAAGAAAAGATAAGGAGGACAAATAATGAACTACGCAAAAATCGCAAAGAGAATGCTTGCACTATTTATCGTTTCAGCATTGACAACTATCGGTGCTGGTGCTATCATTGGTATTGACACAGTACAGACTGCTATCCTAGCAGGTGTAATGGGTATCGCTAATGTGGTCGAAGACCTAGCTCGTGGCTACCTAAATGATGGAGAGCTATCAGACGAAGAAATCGACGCAGCATTTGTTGACAACACTCCAGAAGACGAATAAAAAATCTTCTTGACAAGACCCTTTCTAGGCTGTATAATAGATACATAACCTAGGAAGGGTTTTTGTTATGACGATAGAACACAAAGACTTCTCTATTGAGGAGTCAACTGAGGCTATTGAATGGCTATACAAGGGTATTGAAAAGGGTTGGATTACAGAAGGTTTCTGTATGACACACGACGGTGATCCATACATGACTGCTGAAGAAGAGCAGGAATGGGAAGAAGGCGGAGACCCATGTTGCCCAGTAGTAAAATGGCTCGTTTAAATGCTTGACAAATAAATAGAAGTTGTGTATAATAGATATTACACAATGACCATTAGCTCAACGGCAGAGCGTCTCCCTGTTAAGGAGTTGGTTCTAGGTTCGAATCCTAGATGGTCAGCAAACAGAGTGGCGACGGTTGCTCTGGAGTATGGCTGAATAATCCTCAAAGTCAAATGGGGAGGATAAGGCACTGGCGGATATTAGCGTATCGTCTTAGCGGACAAACGTCAGGTGTGCTCAAAGCGGATCTACTGAGAACCGAATTGACTAGGCACTGGTGGTAAAAAGCATTCCACCTACTCACATTTGCGAATATAGTTTAGTGGTAAAACTTCTGCCTTCCAAGCAGATTATGGGAGTTCGATTCTCCCTATTCGCTCAATGAGAATTAACTACTCTCAGAACAGGTGCTAGTGCGACTCACTAGACGGAATGCTATGAATCCGTAGAAAAGATTAGGGGCAGACAAAAGCCCATAGTGGGTAGGAGACTCACAACAGTGCCACTACTCGTGGGTGTGTAAAAAGTATAGAGTCGGTGATGGTAGATTGGTTATCTACGCATCACAACAAGTCTCCGTGGCTTAGTGGTTAAAGCACCTGGTTGTCAGCCAGGGGATCGTGGGTTCAAATCCCATCGGGGACGCAGTGTTACACCGTTGACCTTCCTATTATCTGGAAACGCCGATGATGTAACCAATGCCTTGTTAGCTCAGTGGTAGAGCAATCGCCTTGTAAGCGATAGGTCGTCAGTTCAATCCTGACACGAGGCTCAATAGGAGTCGCACTCCTAGGAGGCTGATAGACCTTCGTAAACGTCTATTCGTTTGATAGTTAAAGATATTGTAGATCAATGGTCAACGCAAAACTATCCGCTAGACCCGAAGCAGCGTTAGGAACCTGGGCGTTGGCTCTATGAACCTTTGTAGAGACAGTATCAATACTGTGCTTATTGGCGGTGGGCAGAGGTCGCTAACTCTGGTCCACACTTGCCCCCATCGTCTAGTGGTCAAGACTCCAGATTTTCAATCTGGCAACAGGAGTTCAATTCTCCTTGGGGGTACGATGCAAGAAATACTTGCACAAGCATAAAATGTATGCTACAATATAGTTATGGAATTCACGATGAAACATCAAGGAGGCGTTATGAAGCAGCGATTTAGTCAGCTGTCACACGCCCCTATTTATCGTGCGTGGTCGATTTAATCCCAGCTTAATTCCATAATTTAACAACATCCCAAATCACACAAATCTAGTGAATTCCTAACAATCATATTGTATTGGTGTAGTGGTAGCACAAGACCTTCCAACCGTCTTGGCGTGGGTTCGATTCCTACATACTTTGCCACCTGCTATAGCTCAATTGGGAGAGCGTCTGTTTGAAGCACAGAAGGTTACTGGTTCGATTCCAGTTGGTAGGACTTGATAATTAAATAGTGAAACATAAAGCATTGCGGAGTGGAGCAGCTAGGTCAGCTCAGGAGCCTCATAAGCTCAAGGTCGTGGGTTCGAATCCCACCTCCGCAACCAACCCTGTTATTCTCCAAGGTGGAGAAGCGGTCTGTAAAACCGTCGCAATTGCATGGTAAGTTCGATTCTTACAACAGGGACTGTGGGCATAGTTTAATGGCAAAACACATGGTTGTGGTCCATGAGTTGAGGGTTCAACTCCCTCTGTTCACCCCAGGGTCTTTAACTCAGTTGGTAGAGTGTCTGCTTTGCAAGCAGAAAGTCGGGAGTTCAAATCTCCCAAGATCCACTGTCTAGATATAGCTCAGTTTGGCTAGAGCACTCGGTTTGGGACCGAGGGGTCGGAGGTTCGAATCCTCCTATCTGGACCAGACCGATATAACTCAACGGAAGAGTGCTTGCCTACGAAGCAAGAGGTTAAAGGTTCGAATCCTTTTATCGGTACGGAAGGTCAATCCAATTGGCGATGGAGCCTGTTTTGAAAACAGTTGAGTGTAAAAGCCTTGGGGGTTCGACTCCCCCACCTTCCGCCAAGCTCGTGTAGCCCAACGGCAGAGGCACTAGTCTTAGGAACTAGACAGTGTGAGTTCAAATCTCACCACGAGTACGATGGAAATATGGCTGAGAGGCTTAAGGCAACGGTTTGCTAAACCGTCGTAGAGTAATCTACCGTAGGTTCGAATCCTGCTATTTCCGCAAATATAATTAAATAAATAATTATCCCCTTATAACTCAGCTGGTCAGAGTAACGAGCTTTTAACTCGTGAGTCCTTGGTTCGAATCCAAGTGAGGGGACGATGGATCTAAAGCATTAAGGTGATGCATCTGGCTCTTACCCAGAGGAACATGGTTCGATACCATGTAGGTCCACCAAGCACCTGTATTTCAGTTGGTTAGAATACATTCCTGATAAGAATGAGGTCGCTGGTTCAAGTCCAGCCAGGTGTACCAATTCCTTGTAATGTAACGGTAGCATCACAGACTCTGAATCTGTTGGTTTTGGTTCGAATCCAGACGAGGAAGCCAATCTCCCTTAGTGTAACGGCAACACTTCTGACTTTGACTCAGACATTCTTGGTTCGAATCCAGGGGGGAGAGCAAAATGTATTCTGATCAGGTATTTTTATCGTGTATAATTATACTGAAGGAGATGATGCATAATGGCAAAATCACAATACCCAGTAGATGGGAAACCAGGCAAGGCTTGGAAGGTTACTTCGCCTTTTGGTTGGAGAATGCACCCAATTAAGAAAGTAAAGAAGCACCACAACGGTGTAGACATTTGGCAGGGTGGAGCAACCACATACCTTGAAGCCTGTTTTGATGGCAAGGTAGTTGCAGTATCAACCAGTACTGATCCAAATGGTGCAGGTAACAAGGTTGTAGTTCAGTCAACCGTAATGGGCAAGAAGATCACATGGACATACTTCCACATGGTTGCTGGTTCAATTAAGGTTAAGGTTGGTCAGAAGATCGAAGCTGGAACAATCGTTGGTAAGATGGGTGACACTGGTTTCGCAACTGGTAAGCACCTTCACTGGGAAATCTGGGCAGGTCACTTAAAGTCACAGCCACTTGCTGGATTTAACACAGGTAAGGGTTTCTACGACCCAATGAAGTTCATTGCTTCTGTTATTGAGTTTGAGAAGGCAGCTGCTGCAGCTCCAAAAGCAACTCCAGAAGATGCTCCAGTAACTGTAGCACCTACTCACTCACTACCAGATGTACCTACAGTTGATGTACCAGAAGAAGCAAAAGTTGTTGACTCGGTAGAGGTTGCAAAGCCAGAAACTACTAAGATGGCTTATCCTGGTAAGTATATCAAGAAGGGTTCAAAGGGTGAAGCTGTCAAGTACATCCAAAAGAAGCTTGGTCTAGCAGTAGATGGAGCATTTGGTCCAACAACGGACAAGGCTGTAAAGGCTCTTCAAAAGAAGCACGGTCTAACAGCTGACGGAATTGTTGGTCCAAAAACCTGGTCAAAACTAGGTTGATACGCTATAATAGAATGGTCCCTCAAATTCTGGGGGACCATTTCTAGTTTAAGGAAACTATGCCAACATATGAATATGCATGTCGTGAATGCGATGTGTCACTCTCAGAAGTAAGATCGATATCAGATCCAGAACCAGTACACCTTTGCAAGACTTGTGGCAACAGGATGAATAAGGTATTTAATCTTGGTGCTGTTACTTTTAATGGTTCAGGATTTTACAGCAAAGATAAGTAATTTGACAAATAGTCCAATCTCTGATAGAATCAATTGAAGGGAGAGGTAATATGACAAACTATCTTTCTACAGTAACAAACATGTTCTCGGAGGTGCTCGGATAATGGGTGCTTGGGGAGGACACAAGAACGGTCAGATACCTGCTTCTGCAATGGGAAATGTCGAAGGACACCTATTTGAAGCCAAGGCAGCTAAATCCATGGCAGCAGCACTTGCAGAGGTCCGTGCAAAGGGTATCAAAATTCACATTAACGAGGGCTACCGTCCTTTGGGTGTTCCAGGGGATGCAAAGGTCCGTAATGAATCACAGACTGCTAGTGGTAAATCATCGCAGTGGTTTCAATATGGAAGAATGCAAAGAGGGGAAACCCCAACCGCAGCCTATCCAGGTGGATCAGTTCACGGATGGGGGCTTGCAGCAGATGTTAGTCCTGGAAGGGATAACGCAACTGTAAATTCTATTTTTAACAAACATGGATTTACTTTTGATATTCCTTCAGAGTCTTGGCACTGTTCGTTTGGTGGTGGCTCAGGTGCAACACTAGCTCCAAAAGCTCCTGCTGTTAGCATAGACAAGTGGAAAAAGATCCAGACAATGCTTAAGGCTAGTTATGGATACACTGGTGCTATTGATGGTATCCCAGGTCCAAAGACATGGACAGCAGCTCAGAAATGGCTTAAGGCTAAGTTTGGGTATGCTGGTGTAGTTGATGGAGAGCCAGGTCCAATGACCTACGCTGCTTTTGACAAAGCACTAAAAACAATTTAATAAAAGGTATGCCCCCATTTTTGGGGGCATACTTGATTTATCAGGACATATAAGATATAATAGGTATATGACAGAGACAGAAGAAAAGCAATGGGTACTACTAGCAGTAGATCGATGCGATGAACCAATGTGCTATGCACAGGCATATGTAAGACTGCTTGGCATTGGAGGATTTTTAGATTTTTGTGGACATCACTATGAGCGACACCTAAAGCTTGGTGCAGGTCCAAAGTTTGAGAAAAGTTTTTATGAAATTATCGATGAACGAGAACGTCTTGTTGAGACTAGGTCAAAAGGTGACGACTATTAAACAGATGTATAATTAATTGAAGGATGTTCTATGGAGTATTTTATTGGATCAATAATGACCCTGGCATCTGTTTATTTCATGAATAGACTTGTGTCTAAAAATAAATCTATCAATAAAAAGATAGGTAGTCTTAGGTTTTCACAATCAAGTACGTATGAAATGACAAAAGATCTGTACCCAGCATCATACTTTGAACCTTCTTTTCCAGTCAGGGTAAAGACTCAAGCCACAAAACACTTCGATAGTAATAGTACTAGAGTTTTGTACATGGATGGCTATGCATGGTTTATTCGTACTATAGATGGTATGAGTATTTTGCATTCCGCAGAAATAACTGATGGTGGATTTAATGAAGAATCTGCAAAAAGGGTTGACACAATGACCATGAATGAGGTAGAATTGAACAAGACAATTTTTATTGTTGAGAAACTAACGGAAGGACTATAATGATAGTTGCAACATATGGAAGCAAAAGCTTCGATGACTACCAGGTTTTCTTACGTGGAATCGGAACAGCACTACGTGAGATTGCAGACACAGAAGACAAAGATTTTACAATCTTCTCTGCAGGACCAAAAAACATTAATGAGTTTGTTCATGAATTTATGAATGTTAATGAACGTAGTTTGAAGGCTTATGGAATCAAGGCAAAGATTGTTAAGGTTCCTCCTAGCTGGATAGAGCACAATCTTAATAGTATAAACTATCTTTTGTACTTCAGCAAGCCAAAGGAAACAATTCCAGAAGTTGTGACCATGGCTGATGCTAAGGACATTGAGGTAGGAGTATACCGTTACTAATGGTTCTAAGCAACAGCGAAAAGTCTTTCCTGTCTGTTGCAAGGTACTTGGCAACTAAGTCAAGTTCTAGGCAACGGCATGGAGCAGTCATTGTTAAGGGTGGACGAGTAATCGGAACTGGCTTTAACAAAGACAGAAATAATCCTTATTTCGTTTCTCCTGAGCATATCAAAACACATTGTTCTGTACATGCTGAGGTAGAGGCTGTTAGGGATGCTGGATGGAATGTAAGAGGAGCTGTACTGTATGTGGCACGAGTTAATCGTCGGGGAGAAGATCAGTACAGCAAACCTTGCAATCGATGCCAGGTAGTAATAGAAGAAACACAAATCAAAAAAGTAATATACACAGAAGGAGAGAATAATGATTGATTCTCTTGAATTGATGGAGAAGATTGTAGATAACAATAAGTCTCTGTCATGGGATGGCTGGACTGTAATTGAGACCAAGCCATCAAACACAGCATGGATGTCCCCAGAAGGTGCTTACCAGAATGGTAAGTGGGTACTTCGTAAGCGTTACGAGTGGGACAACGGCTGGAACATTCCTAGAAAGTTTGCATCATACAATGGGTCGCAAGGATGAATGGAAAGATGATGCAGCCTGTCTTGACTGGGATGTTAACATCTTCTTTGACAAATATGAAGAAGATACAGAACTAAGACCAGCAGTTGATGAATACTGTAGAGACTGCCCAGTTATGAAAATGTGTTTTGCTGTTGGAGTTTCCAGCAAAGAATACGGTGTCTGGGGTGGAGTATATCTAGATAAAGGCAAAATCTCTAAAGAATTTAACAACCATAAGTCCAAGACAGATTGGGCTACAACATGGCAAACATTAACAACCGATAAGGAATAACATGTATACAGAAGAAATGGCACAAGCCTTTCATCAAATCACAGCACCAGATGGTTTCTCGGTAGACCTATATGATGCAGAGCAATGGCTAACAATTGTCATTGATCCAAATAAGTTAGTGGGAAAGACCCAGCAACAGTTACAGGATATTGCTTCATACATTAACAGTGTGAAGCTTGCTCTTGAGAACGTAGGGGCTATCGTACTAATCTCACGAGATGCACTAGGAGAATAATGCTAGACATCGTTGGGCTGATTGCCTTTGCAGTATCATTGTCAATAATCTTGGCATTGTCATATTCTGTAATTGCTTTTGGTGTAAAGAATAAAAACCTTGCCTCAGAGTTGGTCCAACTAAAGCTGGATAAGATTGCTTTGCTTGATAAGCTTGAAAAAGAAATTAATGCAAGGGAATCCAGAAACCTGGAGCAGACTGATGGGTTCGTTAAGTTCCTATCAGAGTCAAGAGACTGGGCATTCAAGTATATTGAGGATGTTCAGAAAGCAATAGGTGCAGTCAAGGTGTCTGCATCTTTCGGAAAGGTTAGTGAAGAATCTCTAGTAGAACTATTCAACTTCCTTCCAGAACAACAAGGAGAAAATAAATGAACAAGGCAATGATTAATTCATACCTTCGTAACCTGCTAGGTGTAGTCCTAGCACTGGTAGTAGCACAGATGCAGGACAAGGGTGTTCCATCACCACTTGATCTTGATGCTAGCGGATGGCTAGTAGTGCTTAATGGTGTATGGGCTGCTGCTGTACCAACAGCAATTCGCTGGCTCAATACCAAGGATCCAGCATTCGGCAGGGTAGCAGAGGTAGCTGCAGAAGAAGTCTCAAAGAAGATTACTACTGCTGCAAAGACAACTGCTAAGAAGCCTACTGCAAAGAAGTAGTATAATAATACTAATGTAGATTTTCCGCTAGGACGCTACCTTGGGAAAACATCCTGGACATGATGTGAAACTGTCCATTTCACCTTTTATATGATAGAATAGAGACATGGAACAATTACTCGCACAACTAAGAACTCTGTTGGCAGACAATATCGCCCTTAAGTTCAAGACACACGGATATCACTGGAACGTAGAGTCCGATGATTTCGCTCAATTTCACGAGTTCTTCTCGGATATCTATGAAGACTTTGATGGTGCTACAGACACCTATGCTGAATGGCTTCGTATGCTAAAGGCATATGCTCCATACAGACTTACAGACTTCTTCGATCTCTCAACTGTTGGTGAGCCAGTAATCACTGGAGACCCACAGCCAATGCTTATTGATCTTTGCAGTGAACTAGAAACTCACATCATGAAGCTCAAAGAAGCAGGAGTTCTTGCTACCAGCATGGGAGAGTTTGGTCTTGCCAACTTCTTCGCAGACCGTCAGACAGCCTCTCAGAAGTGGTGCTGGCAGGTTATGGCTAGCATTGAGGTAGAAACAGACTAATGCCATATCGTATTGGTGCTAAAGGTACTAACGGCTGTGGTGGATACCCAGTTGTAAAAGAAGATGGAGAGGTTGTAGGCTGTCACGCTACACGTGCTGAGGCTGATGCCCACCTACAGGCACTATATGCCAATGTTCCAGATGCCCAGAAATCAGCTGTAGCAGGTGCAACTCCATCATTTACTGTTGACCCCAAATATCCTGGGGTAGGTATCAAAAGACCAAACAGTGGTAAGAGTTCTTATAGGAGTGCCATACAAAGTAAATATGGTAAGAAGCCCAAGGGAACTCGTAGAGGGCGTTCTGGAGACGCTACAGGCTCTGACGGAGCAATCTCCAGTGGTGGACCTGGCGGATCATTAGGATAGCAAGTGGATTTCGCATACATTTGTCGTCCTGGTGACAACGAAGAATTACGTTACTCAATCAGATCAGTTTTGGCAAGCTTCCCAAACGCAAACATTTGGGTAATTGGTGGTAAGCCAGACTGGTACGGCGGTAATTACGTAGAGGTGACACCATTTGAAGGTGAAGCCAAACAAGATATTGCAAGATGGAATATGATGTATATACTATACACACCTGAAATTGATGAAAACTTTATCCTGATGAATGACGACTTCTTCATAATGAAAAAGATTGAATTCATTGATACATGGGCTAACGGTTTCCTGGTTGACTTGATTAGGGAAAAGGTACGCAACCGTGAAAGCATGGGATATGTTAGACTACTTAATCAGACATTGAACGAGCTGGTAGAAAATGGATTTGAGAACCCTCTTAATTTTGAGTTGCATATACCAATGCCAATGGAGAAGTCAAAGCTTGCAGAAGTGATGGAAAAGTACACTCTATGGAGGTCTGGTTATGGAAACATGTTTGAGGAGTTTGCCTCTGATATGGATGATGTAAAGATCAGACCATCCAAACAAAGAATTGAGGGTGACTTTGCATCCACTGAGGATGAATGGTTCCATGAACTGCTACCAAAACTTCAGGAACTATATCCAAATCCAAGCCCACTAGAGCTTGACAAAAAGCGGTAGCTAAAGTATAATTGTAGTACAACATAAAGCATAGGAGAGACATGCACACGAATGAATTACTTGAAGTAATGTTCGGACTTGACCACGTATTGGCAGAATTCTTTTGGAACGGAGTATTCCTTGTTGTAGGATTCTTTGTTTCACGTTCACGAGTTCTTAGCAAGATTCACAAGTATATTGACGACAAGCACGGTGTAAAGCACCAGAAAGATGAGTATTAATGCTCAAGGCACTAGAAGATCGTGTCATTATTAAGACAAACAAAGAGACTGAAAAGGTCTCTTCCTCTGGACTGATCATCCAGGCACAACCAGAAATTGAAAAGATTGCAACAGTTGTTGCAGTAGGTCCAGGACGTGTACTTCCAAATGGCACACAGCTTGAGCCAGACGTTTCCGTGGGGGATAAGATTGCCTTTAACCCTATGGCAACTATGAAACTTGAGTATGATGGCGAGGAATATCTTTCTATCTTCTCAAGGGACATCCTAGCAATTATTGAGGAATAATGACTACTTTTATTAAAACAACACCAGAACCTATTACAGTATTGGATAAAGGATATGTACGTTTGGTTGATACTCTTGGGGACGACCTATCTGTCGTTAATGCTGCTCGTGTATCCTACGATAAAGAAGTTAGCGAGTTTACCGAAAGAGACGTTAAGCTGGTTGAATTTCTCATCCGTGAGGGTCACACGTCACCATTTCGTCACGCAGCACTCACGTTTGAGGTCTATGCCCCACTCTTTGTGGCACGTCAATGGTGGAAGTACGCAGTAGCATCTTCCCATGTAGACGATCAGAATGGATGGAACGAAAGCTCACGTCGATACATCACTGAGAACGAAGAGTTCTATGTCCCTAGTGCTTCAGCATGGCGTAGTAAGCCAGAGAACAGCAAGCAGGGTAGTGGAGAGCCTATCAATCCTAGTAGTGGTTTCTACTACACAAACAAACTAAAGGATGTTATCCACGAGGGTGTACGTCTATACCAGGAAGCAATGAATGATGGCATTGCTCCAGAAGAAGCACGTCTATTCTTGCCAGCATATGCAATGTATGTTCGTTGGCGTTGGACGGTGTCGCTACAGGGAGTCCTAACATTCCTTGACCAGCGACTAGAGCATGATGCACAGTACGAAATCCAACAGTATGCATTTGCTGTAAAGGATTTGGCACACGAGGCATTCCCAGAGACGTTTAAGGCGTTGCATGGATAACCCACTGATTTACATTGATGCACTTGTTTTAATTGGAGTTTGGGTAAACACCACACTCAACCTAATCGGATATAGGAAAAAGAAATGATTATTGGTCTTAGCGGATACGCACAAACAGGCAAGGACACTGTAGCCCAGCACCTTGTAGAGCACTATGGGTTTACTCGCATTGCATTTGCTGACCCAATTCGTGAAGCACTGTACACTCTTAATCCAGTCATTCTAGATATCCCAGAGCTTTCTGGAATGAGGCTGGACTGGCTAGTTGACAAGATGGGCTGGGAGTTTGTAAAGCAAGACTCAAAGCAGGTACGTGAATACCTTCAGCGTCTTGGAACAGAGGTTGCTCGTAACCAGTGGGACCAGAATTTCTGGGTAGACCTAGCAATGAAGAAGGCTAATGGTATTGCTAATGTTGTAATCACAGACGTTCGCTTTCCAAATGAGTATGATGCAATCAAGGCTAATGGTGGACAGGTGTGGCGTATCAATAAGACCATTAATCAGCCTGTTAATGATCACCCATCGGAGATTGCTCTAGATGAACATAGTTTTGACTGGCATATCCCAAACTATGGAACCGTTGAAGACCTATACACTGTCATAGACAGTATAATGAAATCTTAATAGGTTCGCCCTGGTATCCCCTCACTCTTATAAGGTGTAGAAAGGGTAATCGGTACATGTGGGTTCAATCCCCACCCAGGGTACTATAATTAAATAAATAAGCTCTTGTGGTGGAAATGGTAGACACGCTGGATTCAAGTCCCAGTATCGTAAGGTGTGAGGGTTCGACTCCCTCCAGGAGCACACCCCTCTATAGCTCAGAGGAAGAGCAGAAGGTTTCTACCCTTCGTGTCGGGAGTTCGAATCTCTCTAGGGGGACGATGGAGGTATAATAGAAATATGGAAAAAGAACTAAACATTGTAGCCTATGTACATGGCTACCTACCAAATCATAATGCTGGTGCAGAGACAATGCTGCACCAGATCCTTGTCGGTCTTGCTGAATATGGACACAGGGTGACTGTAATTACCAGAGAGCCTGGTGCTACAGAATACGAAGGCGTACCAATCTATGACGCTAATGATGACAGGGTAATCAAGATATTAGAAAACTCTGACATAATCTTTACGCATTTGGACTTCACAAAGAAAGCTGTTCGCTTTAGTAGAGCCATGAAGAAACCATTGGTCCACCTAGTCCATAATGACAAACAGCTTAGTTATAACCAGATTGATAGGTCTACTTGCCACTTGGCAATTGCCAACTCTAATTGGATTGCTAATACTGTGCATGACACAATCGAAAGAGTGGTCGTGTACCCTCCAACTGACCCCAAGTATTACACTACTAAAACTACTAGAGAAGCCATCACATTGCTCAACATGAATGAGGCTAAGGGTGGAAAGATGTTCTGGCAGTTGGCTAGAATCTTCCCTGAGCGTCAGTTTATAGGCGTTCTGGGGGCATATGGAGAGCAGGTAACTTACGATAAGGAGTTGCCAAACGTAAAGCTTTTCAAGAATGACCCTAACGTAAAGAAGATTTATGCTAAGACTGGTATTATTCTTATGCCTTCATCATATGAGTCATGGGGTCGTGTAGGGATGGAGGCAGCGTGTTCTGGTATTCCGTGTATTGCTGCCCCCACACCTGGTCTCAAGGAGTCCCTAGGAGATTCTGGTATCTTTGTACCACACGATGATGTGGCAGGGTACGTGGAGGCAATCCACTATCTTGATGTTAAGGAGAACTACGACAAGCACTCTAAGGCTGCTAAGGCACGTGCAAAGGTAGTAACAGATGCATTCAAAGAGCAATTGGCTATACTGGAAGAGAAGTTACAAACACTAGAGTACCCAGATCCACATAAGAGACTAAGAAGATAACTCTTTCCAAGCCCAAGCAAGGACTTCAGCAGCTATAGTATCGTTGCTGGAGTCTTTTTGCTGTATGAGCCATCTAAGTTTTTCAAAGAGTCGTACTCGTTCCTGGAAGGCAGACAGCTTCATAAGTTCGTCAATGTTTATCTCAGTGCTATTTCTGATCTTGACGAGCTGTTCTTCAATTTCGTCTGGGGAATACATATAGATCAATTATACATTAGTTTTGGCAAACATTGCAATTGCCAGTGCAGTCTTCACAAATCATACTTAATTATAGCAAAAGAAAAGGTCCCACTAGGGGACCTGTTCCATGTGACACTCACAAGAGCAATCGTTTGTTTCTGTTTTGATTATACACTTATTGTGATGACCTGTGATACACCATCCAAACTTAGCCATCGTAATAGTCTCGCCTTCGTCTGTCTTGTTTCTTAGCCTTGTCAGTGTACCAAGATGCCAAGGCAACGATTAAAAAACCAATGACACCAACAACAAACTCCATGCTATTCACCCATAGCAATCTCTAGGGCAAGAAGTTCAAGTGCTTCCTGGTCGATCTTTTGGTCAGCATACAGCTTCTTGACTGACTCAAGCATACGCACCTGCTCAGTTAGCCTTGTCTCAACAATGGCTCTTTCGACAGTCTTCTTGTGCTTCTCAGATAGAGTTTGAAACATCTCACTTAGAGAGAGTGTTGCGGTTGATTCCTGCAAGGTATCCTGCCTTCCATGCTTCGCCTTCTTCTTTAGAAGGGTCGTGTTCCAATGACATAGCCCACTTGAGCATGTCTTCTTTTGCTTTACGCTGTAGTTTTGCAAGCTCTTTGCTTACTGCTCTACGTTCTAATCTAGACATAGTTATCCAATCTGTTGATACAACAATTATATCAAAAGATACTTGACAAATCAAGTCTTTGGGGGGTATAATTATAGAGTAACCAAACGACGCTTGGCAGGGTCAAACATCTTAGGACGTTTCTTATTTCCCTTACCATTCTGTCGGTCTGAGTTACGGATCCCTGATCCTTTACCTTTTTTAGCAGCCATATAGAAAGTATAGCACATGACAGAACGATGGGAAGAGCTTTATAGCAAGGCTCTCAAGAGCATCAAGTTTGAAAATCCAAGCTTAGTACACCAGATGATTATTAATACAGCAACACTTGATGCAATCAATAAAGAGCGTGAGCGTATCTCTAACTATATTGAAGAGAATCGTTCATACATTGAGATTGAAGCAGGTATCGGGATCTACCGTGACCACTTTGACTCACAGTCACTTTTAAAATTCATTAACAACAACGGAGAGTAATCATGCCAGTACAGGTAGAGATGCGTATTAATGGACACATTATTGATGTCCTTCACATTGGTCGTATTGAGGGAGAGGCAAAGCCAGAATCAATTAATACATATTGGGCTGTCGTTCGTAAACCAGGTGAGCAACCAGATTGGTTTGCAGAGGATGTAATTGAGCTTGAGCATCGATATGGCGACATGCTACAGGAGCTAGTCCGTAAGTCTCTTAATGCTATTAAGGAAAATGAGGAGTTGAACAATGAAAGTCTGCCAGAAGCATAAGACATTGTATCTAGCAATTTGTCAGCAGTGTTCTAGAGAGGAACGTAAAGATGTTCGTGGAAGAGCCTAATTACCAGCCTGAGCTAGGACAAATCCTTCTATCCAATAACCAGTTCTACGCTGAAGAAGCATATTGGGCTACTGAAGGTCTTGTCCTACTCAAGCAGGTACTAGAAGAATCTAAGATCCAGCAATGGAATGACAAGCAGGACTACGAAGGTGCTAGGTTTGCCTATCGATATTACTGCTGGTGTGATGGAGAGGTCCCAGAACATGACGAAGGCTGTCCACCTAACTTCCAGCACTACAAATCGGGGCTTGTAATCACATGGTACAAACACTGTGGTCGTGGAGTATCAGCAAACATGAAAGAGTTATCAGCAATTAAATGGTTTGACATTCTGTCGGACTGTATAGAGGAGATTAAGAACTATGAGTTTAACTAGCATTTACTATGTAAAACAAGATAACACAATCTGGGGTTGTGGAGAGCCTGGTTGTTGTGGAGAGTATTACGAGGAAATTGATGAAGACTTCGTAAAGTGCGACCACGACATTCCTGAATCAGAAATGACTGCTGACCACCTACAGTCTTGTAAAGGCGGAGGAGAGATTCTTGAATGGCGTAGGGCTGATCTTCTTGAGATGAAGGCATTTTGGGCTGGCAATGAAGATGGCTGGAACGAAGGTTGGAATAACGGTGCAGAATGGCAAGAGAAACAGCAAAAGCTCGGCGGTAAATAAGAGCAACTAACGCTTGACAAGCAAGCGATTATCCCTTATAATTGATATACAAGGTCCATTAAACAGAGAGAATGTATGCAAACCTTTTTACCTTACAAAGACTTCGACAAGTCTGCAGAAGCCCTAGACTCTAAGCGTCTTAACAAGCAAATCCTAGAGTGCTACCAAATCCTTAAGGTTCTGTCTAACCCAGATCCACGTGCAGGATGGCGTAACCACCCAGCAGTTAAGATGTGGCGTGGCTTTGAGCACAAGCTATTTGACTACACCATGGCTATGGTTCGTGAAGCAGACAAGCGTGGTATTAAGACTGACAAGAATATGGAAAATCTTACCAACCTTCTTAATGCCAACGGTATTGACTGGAGCTTCGACACTCCAGAGTGGTATACCAATGACCTTACCATGAAGCGTCTTACCACCACACACAAAGCAAACCTATACAAAAAAGACCCAATCTACTACTTTGACTTTTACAGTTCGGTAGCAGAATCTAATCCATGTTGCCCTAATCGCAAAGAACCTTGCAAGTATTACTGGGTAGCACACGAACAAGCAGCATAAACAACTAAGGAGAAACAAATGGAAAATAATTCAATCAAGCGAGAGTACACCGCATTCTCAGCACACGGCTGGCGTAACTGGCAGACCAACGAGCCAATGATTTCGCTCAACGTATCAGATGGTCGTAATGAAGCAACACAGTTCCTTACCTTGGAACAGGCAGAGGAAGTCATTACACTTATTGAGCAAAGTATGGCAGAAGCTAAGGCATTGCCAGAGCATGAAGCCAAAGATCTTTGGGATGAAGAGACTCCATTCTAATGGACAGGTTTCTAAGGCTCTTCAAGTGGAGAGTACGCTTAGTCCAGAAAGGTTATGACCTTGGCTGGCAACACGGTTACGAAGCAGGTATGGTTGAAAGACACAACCAGATTGTTGACACTGTAACCGAACATGTCCACGGTATTGACTGGCTCAAGGAAGACATGCTTACAGCCAGAGAGATAGTTAAAGTAGTTAAAGATCACAAGCCAGAAACGGAGTTCGTAGGATGGGAAAAATAGAAGAAAAAGTAATCAATATGTACATTGCTGGATTTGGCAATGGATATGACTATGCACTTAAGGAAGTCAAGAAGTCTTTCTATCCTGTTCGTAAGTGGGTATTCTGGTCTTTGGTGACCTTGATGCTACTTCAGGATGCTGCAATTTTCTACAATCTGGTGACTAGATAATGCCAGACGTAGTAATTGCTTGGCTCGCCATAGTCATCATATCAGGCATTGGATATATGATGGGCTGGCTGTCCAGAGACCATGCACCTTCTAGGGGAGAGATCATTCTGGTAACGGAAGGTCCTCACAAATGCAAAGGTATGCCAAAGGCACACAGCTGGTATATTGGAACCCAATGGCAATGTAACACATGTAAAGATATATGGGAAGTAACATCTATGTATGATGGACGGTACACAACGAAGGAATGGATTAGACAGTGAGCAATACAAGAGACGTAGTAGAATACTCCGTAATGTTCCAGGACAAAGACTTGAGGAAGTCTGGATGGATCTGGGATGTATCACCTGACCTAGATGAAATCACAGCAGCTCAGTATGTCCTGCAACTATCTATCAAACAGGCAATTGATGAAGACCTAGAGGTAGTGGCTATGGCTAAGGCTGATAAGACTGTTTTTGAACAGTATGGAGAATGGAAGAGTATGTACACATCACCATTTGAGGCTGTGGATATC